CCGTTTACGCCATAAACTGCACGTGGGTCTGTCCAACCAAAGCTGTAACGCTCATAGCCTTTAGCTTTAGCATTCATGGTATCAAAATCATTGTCCATGTCAAAGCTAATGCCAGTACGTTCAAAGTACTGCATACCGCATTGGATATTAGTACGTAAGAACCAAGCGTGTGGGCTTGTGAGGTAATGGTTCATAGTGATACCTTCTGGAATGGCATTAGTTGCCTTCAGAACGTTGATATCGTTATTTGCAGTACCTGATTGGAATACAGACTTCAGAATGCGATTAGCATTGTACCATTCTTGACGAGCTACGATCAAGCTACGTGGCATAACGTTAATGAGCAAACCACGGTCATTTTGGAAACCCATAATTGCTACAGTTGCATCTTCCAAAGAAGCTTCGGAGAGGTCAACAGAAACAGTAGGGGTGTTAGCGAAAGTGCCACCAGAAGTATTAGGGTGTACTAATGAGCACAAAGGTTGATTATCGCCACCTGTGTAGGTTGCATTAAACGCACGGTTGTAAACGTTAGCACCAACGTTTTCTTTGGTTTGACGGAAAGACATTGCCAACGCAGCAGCACGACGCTTAGAAACTTGCTCATACAAGTTGTCATCCAACTCTTCTTTAGTTACAATGTAACCAAGAGCGTATGCAACGTGTGTGTAGCGAGTTACGAAACCTTGGACTTCTGAGTCATATTGAACGCCAGAGCCTTCAGATTTAACAGGAGCAAGACCGAATCCAGTTAACTGAACGTCTTCCTCGTAGTTTTGATGTGAAGTATCTTTGTCGAACAAGTGAATGTATTCTTCAGGATGTTCGTCATAGGTTTGTCCCCACCAAGCTTTGATACCAGGCCATAGGGCCTTTGGGTGAGTACCAGTTGTAATTACACCAGCCATTTTATATATCTCCTATTAATTAAGCACCGAAGGCTTGTTTGTATTGGTGTTTATTGAAAACAACCAATAGATTATTGTAAGCACCAGGGGTGTTTGTAGGCTCTTGGAACATACCAACGATCTGGAACATAGAAGCTGCAGTAGCTGAAGCATCGGCAGTTACATAAGTAGCTGATAATGGTGAAGACTGTGACAGTGTTGTTTGGTTAGCTGTAATTGTAGGAACAGCAGTAGAACCAACTTTAGCATCAGCAGAAGCGTTAGCTTGAACTTGGAACACTACGGTAGGATCAGTTACAACATAAACATAAGAGTAGCTACCAGAGCTTAAAGTAATGTACAACTTACCTAAGTCAATGTTTGTACCAGCCAAGCTTACGCCAGGGTTAGCTACACGAATAGAAACAATAACGCCCAAAGGTACGTCGGTTGCTGCTGCTTTAGTTACAAGAGCTACACCGTTTGCATCGTTACCAACAGCAGACTTTACGATATCGCCAATGGCGTATGTGTTAGAAGCGTCGTTAGCGATAGCATAGAGGATGCCTTGCTCGTTAAAAGGTGCACCAGTGATTGTGCCGTTAGGCGACAGTCCTGATACGGCATTTACGTTTGCCATTTTTTTTCCTTAATTAGAAAGTTAATTAGTATTTGATGCCAGCGTTGTAGAAACCTGTAGAATCTACTCCAGGTGTTTTACCACCACGAATTGCTGCATCAGTTTTATCGTTACGCTCTTGTAATTGTGCTTGGTCTTCGAGCCAAAACTCTTCTTTGATTTTCATCAAGTAAGCGTACATTGGATCACCTTTTTCACCAGCACCTACTAAGAACCTAACCTTATCTCCTAAATCAAGGTTACGTGATGTAACATTCTCCGTAACCCCATCTACCTCATTTGGGTGAACAAACTCATAACCGTTTTCAGTGGCAGCCTGTATACGACCTGGCGTGTCATTGAAAATATGCAAGTGATAGCCTTCAATTTGCTTTCCTACTTGCAGCTTACCCTGAGTCCCATTAAATACGCCTTTTTTACGTTCACGACGCTCTACCTTAGTAGACTCTGGTGTAGCTTTAACTTCTTTTTTAATTTCAGTCATGGTTTTCTCCCTTATTCCCAATCATATTCTGCAACATAAGCTTCTTTGGTCATCAGACCTTGCTTAACAAATTTATCACAAGCTGCTTTAGCTTCTGGAGGTAAGTTGTTGTAAGTCTTCTTACCTGAACTTACCGATGGTCTAGCTGTTCCGTTAGGAGAGCCTTCCATTGGGTTAGGTGTACGTTTCTTACCAAACTTCTCTGGAAACATTTCTTGAAGTTCTGAATCTAGTTTATCCAAGAAGGCTTGTCCGTTAAGGCTAGGGTTCTCACGTCGGAGTTCAACACCTAAACCATTAGCAACACCAGTCATTCTTGAATCTTTACCAAACCAATCATTCTTTTCCATCCAAGTATTGAGGATAGGATCTTGAGTGATCTGTGGAACTTCTTTAGCTTTTTCTTCAGCAGCTTTTAAGTCCTCTTTAGCTTCTAGACGTTGCTCTTTCAAGTCGTCCATTGCATCGTCAATCGCTATTGCCCTGTCGCCATCGCCTTGTGTGATTGCATCACGCTTAGCTTGCTTCAGTTGCTCTAATTGACCTTCGAGGTCTTTGGTCTTCTTCTCAAATTGCTGTTTTTGATACTCACGAAACTCTTTAGCAGACTCTCGTGCTTCTTCAGCAATCTTCCTAGCTTCCCCTAATTCTTTAAGCAATTTCTCATTGTTCTTACGAAGGATTGGCATAATCTCTTTGCCACGACGTACAAACGTCTCAGCATCAACCCAATCGCTCTCAGAGCCACGAAACTCTTCTGCTGCTACCCACCCCTGTGCCCTTGCTTCGGACTCGAACTGGGACGCTTCTGGAGCTTCCTGTGGTGCTTCTTGTTGTAGTTCTTCACTCATTATACAATTCCTTTTAATAGATGTGGATCAATTAAGCCCATATCGTCGTCTAACTTGGCTACTAAATTATCATAATTAATCATGCGATAATCTTTGCCGTCTTTACCTTTGTACATTAAGCCAGAGTACTTAGCAAAAGCTACTCTCATACCAACTTCAATAATGCCTGTAGGGCAGTCTTCACCCATCGCCATTACTTCACCTGTGGTGTTTGCAAGTTGCTCACGTTCACTGGTTTCTTCTGTTGATACAATAATGCCACTAGCTGTCTTGTTTTCTACTACTAAAGGTTTAATTAATACCCTATCAAGAATAGGGGTAATGCCTGCTACATTAGACATCTTTATTTTCCTTTACTGATTCCATTAACTCCTCATAGGTGATATTAAGGATTTGAGTAACTGCTGCTGCACGACCACGAAGACCAGCATCATCTTCAGTACCTGCTAACAACATTTCCTTCAACCACTCTCTATCTTGTTTAAGAGCATACATAAACGCTCTTGTAACCCTACTATCTCTCCAATGCAAAAACTCTTCTTCTGTTACTACTATTGCCATACTTCCTCCTTATGTTACATTCCTGGTGCTGCTTCCCCTCCCATAGGTAATTGGGGTACTTCTGCTTGGGGTTTGTTTGTATCCATCATGTGCTTCTCAAGATCCATCATGGTTCTGAGAGCAGTCTGAATTCCTTCGTTGTGTGCTCTAGCTGCACCAATTTGTGCATCAAGCATTGCAATGTTTTGTCCTGTACGTACACCACCAGCTTGTTCAACAGCAAGGATAGCATCGGCTTCAAGCTTATGAATCTTAGCCTGGTTAAGCTCTACATCCTTCATCATCTTCATCATAGCTGTCTTATACTGCAACTGTGCGTCAGCTTGTTTGGCTTGCTGCTTCATCATTTCAATTTGAATCTTCTCAGATGGTCCTGGCTTAATAGCGTTAGGGCCTTTAGGATCTGGGAGAATTTGATCAATGTTATTGACCTTCATTGCTTTGAGGTAGTTCTTTTGAACTTCATACATATTCATGCCTGGAGTTGAAGAAGCTAACTGTAGCAACGCTTGTGCTTGTTGTACACGCTGTACATCAGAAACAATGTTAGGATCTGCTGCAGGACGTACATCTGATACAGGACCTTTAAAGTCATCAGCATCAATAAAGTTCTGACCTGTGTCGCTATTGTAGTCTTCAATGCCTACAAGGTAGAGTTGATTCAAACGATACAACTTACGAAACTCATCTTTAAGAGACCTGTATGTACGCTTGAATATACCCGAAAAGATTTTCATCCCTTGCTCTGCCATCGTTCTTGTAGTTTCTGCAGCGGTATTCTGACCAGGATTTTGTCCTGTAAGAATATCAACAGACCCACCAATACGCTCACCGTAATTAATGAGCAGATTAAGCAAAGTAAAGAGAACTTGAGAAGGCTCACGTACTGGGAGAGGCACAATGCCTTTACGCAAGTCGTCACCTGTTGTGTCAACATGTTTCCATTCCAATGGTGCAAAGTTCATGTTACCACCACGAAGCTTAATACCACGAGACAAAAAGCCTCCAGCAGTATTAGCCATTGTACCACAGTCAATTAACTGATTGAGGATGGTATCAATACTTTGATTAAGAGGCCCAAGTAACACACCAAAGCCCAAGTCATAAAAGCCACCATCAGGTGAAGGAATGAAAGGAAACTTAGTAAAGTATGTTTCAGGGTTGATACGTAAGATGTTGCCTTTGTCATCTCTTTCAATAGAGGTCTCAAAGTAACGTGCA